CCACCGTGTAATTTGTTCCACCTCCAGCATTCCAACTTACAACCCAAGTATTATTAGTTAGTGGGTTAGTTGCAAAGTCAGAGTTTGGTAGCATATTACCTGAATTAGAAATACTTAGATTAGAACCATTAGCTCCAACAGTTGCATTATTCTCTGGTTTAGTGCTTCCGAATATCTTTGAGAAATCAATATTATTAGATGAACTCCCTGCATCTAAGATAATATTTCCAGACGGGTCTTTAATAGTTAATCCATTAGCATTTATTTTTGCAGCACTTACTGTTCCACTAACTAATAAACTGCCATCAATGACAGTTCCAGGAGCAATCCAAGCACTACCATTCCAATATTTAGTCATGGCAAAGTTAGTTCCATTACTTATAGTCACTTCGTCATTAGTTACTTTGCCAGCAGGATATATTGCAAGTACTGCATTATTTGCAGTTGTATCATCCCAAGCAGAACCTGTTGTGTAGAATTTAGAAGAACCTCTTTTCACTGGAGAATCCGCCAATTTCATCAATTCCATTGAAAGAAATGCTGGTATTTGCTCTACATCTTGAGGTACTGGATTAGGTGTATATGACATTTACCACTTCCCTTTGTTGTCTACTTCTACGTCAAACCCATGTAATTCCCATACTAGGTCTGTACTTGTTGAAATCCTTATGCTGATATATCGCCCAAAACAAAGGCAATCTAGCTTATCGTCTGTGACAGTGTTAAAGGTATATGGCCCTTGCCACACAGGTTCACCAGTCGTCGTCAGTGATGTCCCTACATGTACATTGATAATGTCATTGCTACCTGTCACTTTGTTTGTCTTTAGCCATATCCTTTTGACAAACTTCATATGTTGGTCATCAGATAATGGAAAGTTAATTCTTTCTAAATATGCATATGCTGGAATATTGTTATCATTGATAATATTTGATTTATCTATCAAATATATTTTGCTATCAGTTGGAACACACATTGATAATGACCAAGATATTTTGTTGTATCTCGATTTATCCCAAGGAACATTAGTATTAGCCCATGTTGTTGATGCTGCTTGCCAAGTAACACTATCAGTAATATCAATAAATCCACTTGATATATGAGACGTTTCAGGTAATGCTCTTCTTGTCCAAACTCCAGTCTCATAATTGAATATCAATGCAGAATTTGCATATGTACTTGAACCAGTAGGGAAGCAAATCCACATTTCAGCATTTTCATAATTCGGAACAACAAATGTCCTATCAATTGAATTAGGATTGATATTTTTGAATAAGTATCTTTTATTCTTTCCATCAATGACTGATTGATATTGAAATCCATCATGAACAATGACATCATCTGAAGTCACTGCAAAATGTTTGCCTTTGAAGAATGCAGCACAATTAGGTGCTAATAAACCAACACTTGGAAATATCTTTCTAATACTGAATATCTCAGTACCACCTACATAAGACATGATATAAGTGGAACTATTCTTGTAAATGATATTGAAGTCATTGAGTGGCAAACAATCAACTAACCACCCGTCTGAGTCGCTAAATTGATATTCACCTGCATCTGCAGTTGGGTCAGAAATATCCCAAGTAGTAGGAAGTGCTCCAGGTAATGCACCTGTTGACCATTTGATTAAGTTTTTGTTTCTATTTCCAAGTGAGTTAGTAACATCCAAAGCAATCAAATATGCTTTATAACTTCGAATGACTTTTGCCAGATAATTAGTAGGCCAATTAGGTAAATTGACTAATCTATTTGAAGGGCCAACATTAGTCCATGCTTGAGGTGTATCTGCTAAATTAGTTAGAACTGGAAAGTTATTCAATGTGGTCATATTCCACATATGGTCTTTATCAGCATGATAATCAACATCAACTCCAGTAGTTTGACGAGTAATGTTGTAATGTGTTCCGTTATGCATACAGTATACTTTTGATAAACCTGCATACAAATAAATTGATGTTGCACCTGTATAATCTATTCTTGATGAGAAATAAGGTGCTACTGAGCAATTGAACAATAATTCATATCCTGGCATCTTTGTAATATACCCATCTTTGAACCTCATATTCATTGCATCAGTCCATGCAAATCCTACTTTATCATTAGCTGGTAAAGTAACTGGAACTGGGTCTTTTGCTATTCCAAGTGATGCTATATTATTGAATGATACAATAGACATTATGCACCATAGACCTGAACAAATACCCCAATATCGGGGTTTAATAAATTGCCACCTGTATTATGCACAGTAAATGTAACTGCATTACCTGTTATATTAGTAATTGATATAAGTGCTTTGCTATTAACATCTGCCCCCAGTATATTGATTGAATAAATTGATGAAATACCTGGAAATTGCATTGTGTAATTTCCAGTAGAATTTCTTGTACAAGTTGGGGTTGTAGTAAGTAAATTACCAGCCCAAGTAGGCATTATGTTTAGCCCATGAAAATCACCAACAAATCGTGGTACATAATAATTTGCACTATAGGAAATATGTGCCTTCTTTAGAACTTGATAACCATTGACCTCTAATTCTGCACCAGGCATTGCATAGGAAATATTGTTATATTCAAGATACTTAGTTCCTGCATTACCAAGTACCACTCTTCCATGTTGCGAGTTTGATAATCTGTGAGATATGACATCACCTTTGACAGTAATATCATTACCGAAAGTAGTTTTGCCTAAATCAATATCATGGTCTATTCCCCAAAATCCACTTGAAGGCATTTGAGCAGTTTCTGAATCATTACCTGTTGTATTTTTTATTCTAAACTTTCCTTCATCAACCGAAATAATGGCAGACCTATTGTCAGTGTCCCTCATATTAATAACTGGAGAAGTAGTTTTAATTGTTAGATTTCCGCCAGTCGTAGTATAAGAACCAGTAGTTGAAAATGAACCCGCAGATATAGTACCCGACATTGGGAAGTTACCTGCTGCCCATTCAGTTAATAATGGAACAGTAAGTGATACTGCACCTAAATTAAGAGAACCATCAGCATTCAGTAATATATTAGAATGACCGTTTGTACCTAATGATAATGTACCAGTTTTAGTATTTGCTATTGATGCATTGACTGAATTTGCAGAAGTGATTTTCAAAGTAGTATTAGTAAATACTCCATTCGAATCCTGTAATCGAAAGTTTGTGCCATCATAAATCAATGAATGAATTGAACCAGCAATCAAAGTTCCATCTTGTAATGCTGCGCCAGTTGAATCAAGAATAGTAACAGGTGATAATGCAGATACTTTTGCAGTAGTGCTTCCAGTATTAGTTGCTGCTATTTTAACAATGAACCCCTTACCTGCATCATAAGAACTCCATGCAATAGCTGGAGATACAATAACTTGATTAGTAGTACCACTATCAACTAAATATTTGGTTTTGGTTAGGTCATCTTGATTAGCAACTATTGGTCCTGTAACATAAGGGAATGTTTGTTGAATAGTTCTTTTGAGTAATCGAATATGGTCATCGCCACCTGATACATAATCAGTGACATCATCAGGATTATTGACATTAAGTTGATTGATATATGTTGCTGTTTCTAAACCCATAGTATTTCCTTATACGATGTAATCTGATGTGGCAAATAATGGAGAACCAGAAAAACTAGCATATGAATGGTTTTGCCACATATCTGATATTGCTTCAGAGAATTTCCTTTGATAGAAATCCACTTGGTCTGGGTCATTAGTAAAAATAGCTGCTTCAATTAGTGCTCCATACAAATAAATGTATGGATAATCAGTCAATACCCAATTGGTATCATTAGTTCCTGATAAAGATGGAATATCTTGGTAATAAACTAAATTGACTGTGTAATTAGCACTGGGAATAGGGCTAAAATGAATTGAGTTGTTTTGAATTGAATAGAACTGAGGTAATCCTGTTTCATTAGCTGCATTGTATTTTAGTAATATGTCTGCAGGTACTAATGCTAATACTGAATTGACAGCACCTTCAATTTGAATTGACTTCATTGAACAATAATCAAGAGGTAAATCGACTGAATTGACTCCAGCAGTTAGAGTTAGATTAGTTGCTATCTCTAATTCTCTTGACCTAATGTTATTTGATATTTTTCTTTCTGCTAGATAAACAAACTCAGGAATTCGTAATTCCAAATCAGTACGATGTAACCAATCTGCTATTTGGGTCTTGAGTTCAGTGTAATTGGTTATCGCCATTCCTTGGCTACTCCTTTATGTTGAGTTAAAATTTGCCATCGACTGTTCTGTAATATGCATTCTCTGGTTTTCTCAACCATGCTTTTAGTCTTGGCATATCTTCTGCATTGAATACATCAATATGATGGTCATTCAATAACATGAGAATTGTTGCTTGGTCTAATTCGGCAATCTTTCTCATTGACTTGTCTTTATTGAAGCCATTAGTTCCGCTATTTCGTAATCTTTTTGTATGTTCTAATAAAGCAGAAGCATCGTAATTAGTTCTTGTTAGAATATCGCCAGTGCTTTCATTATAGAAATAACCTGTTTTAGAACCACCAAAATCAATATCAGTTTGTAAATGTTTGAAAGACATATTACCCTTCT